ACCTTTCAATTACTAATTAACCCTAGGCGCTAGCATATATATGGGGGGATATCAATAGCGAAATTAGTTGACAATATGCTTTGGATGATATAGGGGCTACACACAATCCCGCCCCTAGTTTTCTTTGAATGTCAACCCTTGACCAGTTTGCCAAACTGTGCTAGACCAAATGCGAACGATTCTCATTAGCAAATGCGAATACGAATGATTCTCATTCAGCCATAAGCAAATGATTGCATAATAATATTAGAATATGCTAATATACTTCTGCGCGAATGCGAATGCGTCTCATTCTCATTTAGAACTGATGGCCGCCAGCAGGCCGGGGCCGCCCCCCCTTTTAATAAAAATAACAATCGCAATATTGTACCCACTCACCAGTTGGGGGGGTAAGATATCCAAACAACTAACTAACTGATATTAAAGGATTTTCCTATGGCAATGCTACCAAATGCCCCTCCGGGGCCACCAATAGACCCAATGGGTATGCCTCAAATGCCTATGGAACAGCCACAGCAAGCAGGTGACACAGAGATGCTTGTCGCAGAACTAGCCCAGCATGCAGGCCGGGTGCAGGAAATTATCGGGGAATTGAATGCCCGTGGTGTAGATATTAATAGCGCCTTAGTAGGCGCTCAGGAGCCTATGATGGCTGACCCCTTAGGGGGAGCAGGGTTACCCCCAGAAGAGGGCTTAGGAGGCGACACAGGGCTTCCTGCGGGGTTATTGGAGGGTATGGTGTGAGAACAGAGAAGCAGGTAGCCTTTGTAGAGGCATACTGCCAGACAGGGAACGCCACCAAGTCTGCCATTCAGGCAGGATATTCTGAGGCTACGGCTAAACAGAAGGGGCATGAACTAAAGAACCAGTTCAAAAGGGAGATCGAGGACAGGATCAAGAAGATGGTTCAGGACTCTGTTCCCGCCGCGATGAACCAGATCAGTCAACTGGCGCAGACTGCTACAAGTGAGCAGGTCAGGTTAGCTGCGTCCAGAGATATTCTGGATCGGGCAGGATTGAAGCCACCTGAGAGGGTTGAGCAGAAAATCTCCCATGAGGACAAATCCACCGATGAACTACGAAGGGAACTGGAGGCTCTAACTGGCTCCACTGAACTTGAAATCATACCAGAACTGGTGAACTAATGGCTCACGTTTCATCTTACAGTCAGGAAGATGAAGACGGTATCTTCCTATATGATAAGCACAAAAAAAGGCTAGGAGGCCCATATCCTTCTAATGAAGCCGCTGACGCAGCAAGCAAAGCGGCTTCTGATGAGTTAGGGGAGTCTCCTAGAGAAGCCTACATAGAGTTCTTCCGCCAGAATAACCCTGGAATACTTGGAGGCCAATCTCCAATACCTGGAACATACCGGGGTCTTTATGCTCCTCCGTTGGCCCCCGGATTATTGGATTTACCTCTAGAAGAGAGGAAGGGTTCCCCCCTTGATGCTTTTATCTCTCCCGCCGAGAGCCAATATCAGCAAATGAGTGGTTCTACTTTCGACCCCCTTTTAGGGAGTGACAGTCCTATAAATTATGAGGCATTGGGCATTATCCCTACAGAGGAGTACGATAACCTATTCGATACGGACTTTGTTACAGACATAAGAAAGCCTAGATTAGACATTCCCATAGACACCGGATGGAAGAACAGGCCGCAAGGGTTTCCGGCAAACATGGAGGATGTCAAGGTAATAGATTCTGATATAGAGGATATTATACGGAGCGCTGCTGATGAGGCAGGAGTCAGAGCAGCTTACACAGATGGCCACAGAACTCCCGAACAGAACGCTATTGCAGGAGGAAGCAGCGTATCAAAGCACCTGACCGGCAATGCTTTTGATCTGAAGTTGTCAGGGGATTACGCGAAGGACTGGCTATATTACACCTTACTCAGGGCTGCTTTGTCTCCTTTAGGATATGGGGTAGTATTCTTTCCCGATCCTGACAAGAACCACATTCATATACAGAAACCCAGGAAGGGAGAATGAATGCCCATTCAACGTTGCACCTTAAAGAGCGGAAAGAAGGGATGGAAATACGGGAAATCCGGTAAATGTTATGCACGTAAATCCAGTGCTGAAAAGCAAGCCAGAGCAATTCACGCAAGCGGCTACAAAAGCAGAACTAGAAAAAGCAGTTGAACTAGCCAGACTAATACGGCAGCGGGAACGATACAATAGGATCGACTACTATGATCCGTACCCCTACCAACTGGCTTTTCATTCTACAGGGGCTTCCTGCAATCAACGGCTCTTGATGGCTGCTAACCGCATAGGAAAATCCTATTGCGGGAGCATGGAGATGTCCTACCACCTGACTGGACTGTACCCAGAGTGGTGGGAAGGAAGAAGATTCACCCAACCCATTGTAGGTTGGGCGGGAGGAGTTTCAAACGAAACCACCCGTGATATAGTACAGTTTGAATTATTGGGTTCCCCCGATGATCCAGAGGCTTTCGGGTCAGGCACCGTGCCAAAAAAACACATAATAAAGACCGAACGGAAGCCCGGTGTTCCCAACGCCAAAAGCGTAGCCCTTATTCGGCACGTTTCCGGGGGTAACTCATCTTTATTCTTCAAAGCCTACGAAATGGGTATTGAGAAATGGCAGGGAAGGTCTGTAGACTGCATCTGGCTAGATGAGGAGCCAAGCAGGGAACTGTACTCCCAAGCAGTAACTAGGACTCTGGACCGTAAGGGCATGGTATATATGACCTTTACGCCAGAACAGGGGATGACAGAAACTGTAGCCTCCTTTATGAACAACATAAAGCCGGGCCAGTCTCTGGACAACGCTACATGGGATGATGCTTCTGAGAGAGTCATGTCCATGAAAGGTAACCCCGGACACCTGAATGAAGCGGTCATGGAGCAGATTATCTCCTCTTATGCCCCGCACGAAAGGGAAATGAGGAGGTATGGAAGGCCCTCTATAGGCTCTGGGCTTGTATTTCCAATCCCAGAGGAGAAGATAATCATTGATCCCATCGAAATACAGGATCATTGGCCACGTATATGTGGGATTGACTTTGGTTTTGACCACCCTACGGCCTGCGTATGGGCTGCATGGGATCGGGAAGAGGATATGTACTATGTTTACGACTGTTACAGGCAGGCAAAGGCTCCGCCTGCTGTTCATGCCCAGATTATACGCAACAGGCCCAACTTTATCCCCGTTAGTTGGCCCCATGACGGCAATAGACGAGATTCTATGGGTAATCCTGGTCTAGCGGAACAGTACCGCAATTTAGGCTGTAACATGCTCCCTTTTCACTTTGAAAACCCCCCTGCTTTGGGGGAGAAGAAGGGTGGCAACTCTATAGAGGTCGGAATTATGGATATTCTCCAGAAAATGGAGAATGGACAGCTAAAGGTGTTCTCCACTTTAGGAGAATGGTTCGAAGAGTTCCGAATGTACCACAGAAAAGAGGGGAAGATTGTTCCTTTAAGGGATGATCTTATGTCAGCTACGAGGTATGCGCTTATGTCCATGCGATTTGGCGTATCTGGTAACGACCCACAATGGACAAAGGATTTAGAATATCAGAATTATGGCATCATCTAAAATTACAGAAGAAGAACTGGTCACAAGAATTCGGGGAGAGATAACCGATTCTTTAGGCTATTTGGGAGATACTATATCCCAACAGCGCGAAAAGGCTATGCAGTATTACTATGGCCTTCCCTTTGGTAATGAGGTTGATGGCCGTTCTCAGTTTGTAGATACAACTGTTGCAGACACTATAGAGTGGATAAAGCCCTCTTTGATGCGGATATTTGCCTCCGGGGATAACATGGTGGTTTTTGAACCGCATGGACCCGAAGACGTAGAAGCGGCTAAACAAGCCACTGATTACGTGAACTATGTATTTCAGAAGGATAACAATGGATGGGAGATTCTCTATTCATGGTTCACCGATGCTCTTCTATCTAAAAATGGGGTTCTAAAGGTCTGGTGGGATGAGACTAATGAACATAATCGAGAGGAATACTCAAACCTTACTGATGATGAACTAGCTGTTCTGGTTAATGATCCTCTGGTAGAAGTCATAGAGCATACGGCTCCGGGCGAAACATACGAGGATTACGGGGAGGAGTACGCAGAAGGCCATCATGTAGTTATCAGCAGGGACTTGAGCAAGGGTCGTATTGCAGTAGAGTCTATTCCCCCCAGTGAGTTCCTGATATCTAGGGAATCAAAAACTATTGAAGATTCTCGTTTCGTGTGCCATAGGGTGATAAAGACTCTCTCTGAGTTACGCGAGATG